GCTTGATACCTGTGACTAGCAGTAGTAGTATTTATATTATCCACTACTAAACCAGCTGTGGTGGCTAAATCTGTATTAAAAGTTTCGCCACCCGTCATTAAATTAACTCCATCCACCGATAAAGAATCTACCCTGTTTCCTGCACCACCCCCTGTTAATTCTACCGTACCCCAAGCCTTTGTTCCAATATTATAAAACATTTGACCAAAGTTTGATAGCTGTGTTGTGGAAATAGCCTTAACATAAATATTCATATCAACACCTGCATACGCAACCGCACTACAACAATCAGTAATATTATATAGTGCTCCAGGAATTAACGTCCCAGCTGTTATTAATGTTTGCACTTGTGCCCTGGTATTTGAAAAATTTATTACCGTAGCGGTGCTCTCAAGAATTATAATAGACCTCCAATCACCCAAAGTACTATCATATACAGCCCTTACATAAAATGTCCCACTAAGAGCCAAACTAGCCGATATAGATTGATTAAAAATATTAATACTGTGAACGCCTTTTGTTACAGTAGCACCCCAAAAACAATAAAATACATCACCGTCTTTAGGTGAACCAGATCCCTGCACTACAAGATTACCTGTTAATGTAGGTGCTCCTATAAATATTTGCTCTTGTTCGTCTTTTAAAGGATCAAGACTAATGGTAATCGGTCCTGCCGTTAGAGTATTTGTATTAGTCCCCGTAACACCAAAAGGAGCTTCGGTGAAATCTATTCCACCCCACACCTTCCACGCACCACCGGTATAAGTACAAATTATCCTGCTGTCACGATTTACCATATCATCATCAAGGGCAACACCATTAACGGTCACAGACCACGTCCCCAACGTAACACGGGCAGTCCATTCTATTTCAAAGACCATGTCCTCGGCAGGATTAATAAATGTAATAGGAAAATCCGCACCTAAAACCCTTGCCCCGGTTATCTTATAACCATTAGCATCACCGTCACCGTCAAATTCTGCACTGGTAACTGTTGATACATCTACAACTTCGTATATTTTTAATATTGGCATATCTTATGATTTTGTATGATTTTCTACTGTAAGTTCATCGCATATAATGTCATCAAGGATGGCTGCTCCATTCGTTCCAGTAACCTTTATAATATTTGCTCCCGTAAAGTCCTTGGTTTTAGCTGACCATTCAGGGCCTATAATATATCCCGGCAACCCTTTCCTTGTAATAAATGTCTTAATATTCTGTGTAGCACTACCCGTCCTATATATGTGTGCCCTGAATTCAAACCTGTTATTAACGGTTGTAAGCAAACTACTTGTAATATAGCTTAATATAATATCACCTCCCCAATATAACTTCATAAGCTTAGTATTGTGATTAATCCCTAATTCGAAAGTAGCCTGTATTGAAATATATTGTCCGTTGGTATCTACTGTATTTGCAAGTAAGGTATAAGACTTTAAGTCAGTCTCTCCTGTACCTGCCGGTGTACCATTATCTGATACACTATTATATAATACTGAATCCGGAGTACTTCCATCCGCCCCAACAATATTCATTAATAAAGTCCATGTAGAACCGTCTGACAATAATATGTCACCTAAAGTCCAAGATCCGGATGTTGTTGTAACAAGATAATAATATCCACTGTTGCCTGCTGCCGCTGCCGGTACTCCACTGCCCGGTCCACTCAACCATATCGTTCCTGACGTTGAGGTACCACCCGCGGAGGCTCCCCAAGGAACTACTTCTTCCGGAGAGGTATCCGTAGTATCGGCACAATCACAATCATCTGCTACAGCAAGTTCTTTAATATTCTGGCAATACGCATCTGAATCAACACCGCAAATCTCTGCCATCTGCCATAACATCCAGTTACGCTCTACTGCATCAAGTATTGATTTAATTGCGTTATACCTTGCACCATTAGATCCGCTATATGTAGCTAACTTAGTGTTAAGATTAACAATACACTGCCTTATACAACACACACAATCATCACACACTACAGTATGTGCTTCATAACCCGTTAAGGTATAAGTAAATGTAATCCAATTATTTCCCGCTGTCTCCCACAGTTCTATGTTATATCCTACTATAGTAGAAATATCCGACTGCCAAGCACCCGTCCAAAGTCTTGTTGTAGGTAACGAACCTCCTCCTATAGTCCTTGCAATATCCGTAGTTGTTCCCGGGGTAGTTACTCCTGAGCCAACTGGTTTAGTTATGGTATGGGAACGTGTTGTCGTTGAAGGATCAAATGTAGTACTATTGTTAATAAGAGCATAACTCGTAGCATCGGTGCTAACATATTCACTTGTCCTGCAACTATGTGATACAGTTATATCAATATCCGGTGCTGTAGGACTATAAGTAAAGCTCTTGCTATACTCATATACATTAGAACCACCATCATCACTTACCTTATAACTAAAGGTATACACTCCCTCCACGATCTCACTATCCGAATCTAATGGAAGTGCTATGGCTGATTTATCCCAAGCACCAGTACTTAAGTCCGGTGCCGAGAAGTCCTCCAATACATACCCTGCATTAATATATACAGTGCTGGTTGGACCCACTATCTTAATTAACCCCTCTACGTCAACCTGAGTAAGCCCTAATGCTCCGTAGCCGGATGCATCTCCTACAACGTCAGTAAAGGTTATGTCTGCTGGTGAATTGGATTGGTAAAAATCTACTTTGAATTCAATATCGTTATTAGTCATAACTTTATAATATTATTTATACAAAGTTACAAAAATTTTTTATACAAATTTTAGGTTTGTAGCAGGGGCGAGATTCGAACTTGCGTCATTAGGCTTATGAGACCTAGCTGGATCCTCTCCAGTCCACCCTGCTATATTATCTTACATCCATAATTCTTACATGTCTTCGTATTTGCGTACTAAATTAACTACCGAATTAAAAAAAACACACAAACCAATTACAACAAACATAAACCCAAGTAAAAGAAATAAACAATTACCTAGCGTATTTCTACCGTCAATAGCCCACACTGTTAAATTAAAACTAATTTTGGTTATTAATATTCCTAAGAGGCCAAAGCCAATTTGTAAATAAGTGTTCATAATTTTTAATTTCATAATTCTTTTTATTTAATTATTCTTAATTGAATCCATAAAGGCATTCATATCTATATCTTCTTCATCTATTAATATAATATCAATACCACCTGTATGTAAATAAGTCACTTTCTTGCCTTCTTTTTTTAAATGGCTAACATCAGCCACCTTGACATCAGGTCCCTTAAATAGATCATTAAATCCATCAATAGTATCTTTGTTGCATATTAGAATTGCTGTCTCTGTATTTTTAAATTTTATAGAAACTAGATTCTGTGTTTTGTTTTCTTCCATAATTATTCCTTTGTTATTATATTTATATTAATTAATTTATGCATATTTTATATTTATCTTTCCATATTAACAATCCTGCATATTTGTATTGCAAAATAGATTCAGGTGCAAATGCTATAACTTCTTCATACCTTTTTTCTTTTAGAAGACAACAATTAACATGGTCTTTAAATATTCCTTTTATTATCAATGGCACATCTGGATTGCTCTTTAAAAAAACAGTTTCACTAATTTTAAAACAATTTGTATCTATATGTCTTACTTGGTATTGAAAGTCACATCTTGTTAAATCATTTTCATTTATCCCTTTATTCATAATATTTTCTTTCATAATTCTTATTCGTTAGGATATTTAAGTTTTAATTCTTTAAGTTGTTCTATTTCAAAATCAATATATCTTTTTCCAGCTTCTTTTCGTGTTAAATTCTGTAAACGATCATACTCCTTTTTTGAAATAAGACCAACCGTATAAAGCACATAACCATTATATGAAGTAGCACTACGATCAAATTCCTTATCTAAAAACAGTATGGATAGATTGCTCTCATAAAAAACACAAAAAGTATTGTCTTTGAAAAAAATAAAATGTCTGCCACCCAACAGAACTGTTCTTTTAATTGTTTTACCAACTAACTGTTTTTCCACTAATAATTGTTTCATAATTCTAATTTTTAATTCATAATTCTATTTTTTTATTATTTAATCACAACCCTTTGTACGGCCATTTTCAACATTAAACAACTTAAAACAACTTCCATCTAAAATGCTATCTAGTTTAACATGAAGAAAATCAAAGTTATACCACAAAGGAATCTTATAGGTATTATAGGGAAGCTGATCCCATTCTGATTTTTTGCTTCTTATATGCGCTACTTCGTCTCTTTTTTTCTTAATAAGCTTTTTAGCACTTTCTTCCGTTATTAAATAACTTACAGTAAATCCAACTTTCTCCCTGATTTCTAATTTATCATCATGCAATGTAAGATAATTGCCAGCAAGAAAATTATCATAACACACACTTGCAGCATAATACTCAAACGTCATGCCATTTCTGTTAATAATTTTGTCTGTGCATTTATTATACACCTCGCTTTTAACGTATTCCCTTATTTGCTTAGATAGCGCCCTTACAACAACGCTTGCTTTATAGCGATCTATAATAGCCTCTAATAATACTTTTTTTAATTCCATAATTCTAATTTTTAATTCATAATTCTTTTGTTTTAAAAACCCTGCCGAAAGAAACAGCTCCGGCACTAATCCAACGACAGGGTGTAAACAAATGTTTAAAACACGGTGCAAATATAATACATTAAAATCTATTTGTCAAGTTTTTTAACAAAAAAAGGACAGAAAATTAATCCTGCCCTTTCCGAATTATGAAAACAAACTGCCAAGCATACGGCTAGGAAGTAACTTTATTGTCTTTCATCATCTCTTTTAAATCCTCAAAACCCTCTGGCTTAATAGTTTCATAATAAATAGCTAAAGCCTCCTTTGGATCTTCAATCCTGGAATCAACAGCGCAAATAAAATCAGTGAAAACACCGTCCTCAGATTTATAATACCATGACCTCTTATCAGGCTTAGCCATAACACCAATATATCCCATCTCTTCTGCCTCTTGTATAATAGAACGTATTTCAACATATTTCTCTGCCGTAGGCTTTAAAATTTCTTCAACCTTTACAAGACCTTCATTATCCCTTTCGGCCACGCCTACAATAGCTCTACGAACTTCATCAATAGAATCCGTCTCGGCATTAACAATAAACAACGCCCTGGCAATCCTTCTTATATGTACCTCGGTTAAGCTGTTTTGATCAATTTCGTATATCTTGCTCTTAATATAAGTTATCTGAATATCTTTCTTGACTTCATTTGAAGCTCTTTTAGCGGTGTCTTTAAGCTCGATATAAATATTTTTAAAAACCTTTGAAACATTTCTGCTTTGCTTCACAGCAGGACAAAAATACATTAAAAACAATATCTTATCAATATCGTTAATACCTAAAGATAAAGAACCATCAAAAGTTTCCCTTGTAGGGGTGTAGAATTTTGCACCGTCCACAATGGTCTCTCTTTCGAAATACCTCCATACCTCACTGCCTTTATCTGTTTGTACCGTAGCGTTCCACCGTATGCCATAACTATTTAAAGTTCTTGGCTTGCGTGGGTTCTCAGGATTAGGAACGATCCTGCTTTCTTCCCATACAAATTGCATGGTGCGCCCGGGTTTTGCAACCCTAGTCTCTCCTTCCGGTCCTACATACACAGGTCTTAGTTTGTAATCTCTTATGATTTCTTCCTTCCAGAAATTTACCTTAGCGTCTATTGACGACTGTTTCGTGTCGGAAGCCTTAGTGCCTTTGTTTAACACTCTTCCATCTAACATTAAACTCATTTTTTCTTCTCCTTTTTTAAAATATACCCTCCCCAAATAAAGAGGAGGATATATAAATGTGTAGCCTATGCAGGCTTAACTTTGATGAATTGATTTAATCCAAAGAATTCACATCCCATATGACACATGATGTAAGTATTCTGTTTGTCAATCTCATGAACAGGGTTATGGCTTGCGCCAACTCCACCTTGTCTCTCTAAGATAAACTTTCGGTTATACTCACCCTTTGAACGATACCTTGTACCGAAACTGGGAATGTCGTCACCTGTTACAGGATCTTTTTTCTTATGAATTGGAATCCCATATCCTACACCCTGCCATGTGTGACCGGTTGAATTATAGGTTTCAGGGTTATTAAAGTTGTCAAGTGCATTAAACATATAACACCTGTCACTCTTTTGTAGATACTTAAAGTTTACTGAAGCCCCTAAAGAAGCATCACCTTTAAATAACCTTGCATTAAGAACATCCTTGACGTAATTAATGTTAGTATCCGCAAAGTAAGTTTTCAAAGCATTCTCAACCTCTTGATACAGGTCAAGTGCCATTGGAAACCAAATAGGTACGTCTGAATGAATGTAATTAGACCTTAAGATTTTATCATAAGTGTCAAAATCAGTTATAGCAAACGCTCCTGTTGTATAAGTCTCAACATTACCGTAAGTCTCCACGCCGTCATCAAGTCCCATAGTACCCTTTACAGGATAGCCCGTTACTGAATCAACGGCTCGCGAAGCGGTATTGTCAATTTGATAGTCAAGGAAAAACATGCCGTCAAGTTTAAGTAAGATACGATAGTCAATGTCTACCATTGCCTCTGCGTACCATCCCTGCATTTCACCTGCTTTGTTATAAGCCTTTATCCAACTTTCCGTTACAAGCTGTGTACCTGTTGTTCCCACATTTTCCTTTACAATTTTGGCTGTATTAGAAAACTGAGTTGATCCGGCAGTAGCTTCTTTTGGAAAGCCTGACTTCTCAGATGAAGTTCCACTATATATACTCATAACTTCGCCACTTGCTATTGTGCCTATGGTGTCTGTTATTTTGTTAGGATAAATAGCAAACTCAACTAAGTCTACTCCACCACCAAGTCCACCGGTTGTTACCGTTGGCTCTTCTTTAACATAACAACGCACCTGGCTTGCAGTGATAACATTATCGCCTTTTCTCAAGTAGTATTTGTTGCTAGCATCCAAGTCTGTGGAGTCAATTGATATAGTAAGAGGAAGTCCTGCACCAGCTTGTGTTACAGCCCCTACGCTTGTTGATTGTTTGAAGTTTACATGGGACTTGTCTTTCTCATAGTGCAGGTAATCATCATTACCAACGCTACGTTCAAATCCCAATGATCGTATAAATAAATATGTTTTTCCCTGATCCCCGTAGGGTCGGAATATTTCGTTCATTTCTTGTTGGGGATAATCCAGGTCTAACGTAGACACTAGATCGGTGTCGTAAAACTGATCCCCTTTTGGTTTTATTGCCATTTTAATTCAATTTAAAAATTAATAAATTGAAGAAGGCTTTATGTTGGTATTCGATTCTTTATCTTGTCCATGTTCTCTTTAAAGCTATCGTAATCGCTCTTGCCTCCCTCTTTCTTTTCTATTGAAGACTCTTTTAAAGCTGATGGGCTTTCTGTAATCTTTTCCCACTCTTCATCAGCTAAGTTCTTCCCCCTCTGCATTAGCTTTAAGTTAATATCTGCCTGGTTCAATGAAATCACGCTAGACACAAAAAAATTATATGCCTTACCGCCAGATTCCTTCGTTAACGGCAAATTATTATCCACTGCATACTGCATCAATCCCTCCTTCAGTTCTTGTTTCTTGTCATCAGGGATTGTATAGTTGAACATCTCGTCTTTTATACCCGTTGGCATCGGTATCGTCAACACATCTGTCATAACCTTTTCAACAAAAGGACTCCATCCTTTTTTTGTCTCCGTGGCTATCGTATCTCTCTCCTCTTGTGTCTTCTCCACCTCAGCAGCAGGTAGCTCAATCTCGTTGAACTTTCCTAACATGCTCCCCTTGTAATTATTGGCATCCTCGTTAAGACTCATCTCGGCAAATTCAAGCTTCTCCTTTGCCTGCTTAATCTCAAAATTTCTCGCATCTACCATGTCTTGTGTTACTTCACCGTCATCATCGACTGCTAAAGCACCCGGTACTGCCAAATCTAACCCGTACTTATTAATTATAAAGCGTTCAGCTTTTTTATAATCATCTTTATACGCGGAGTTGCTCTGGATGAATTTTGTCGTCATCGCTTTCAGCGCATTTACGTTATCCGTGAGCACTATCCCCTTATAAAGATCGTAATCATCAGGGTTATCCTTCTTGATTTTATTGAGCCTATAAAGTATAGGATCGTCAATATTACTTTTATTTTCTTTTAACTCTTTTTCAAGTTTTAATCTTTCATCATTCCATTTAGTCGACTGGTTACCCCACTCTTCTTTTTCCTTCTTTAAACCGGAATATGAATCTAACGCCGTCTTTATTTTATCTGGCGAATCATACTCTTCACCAAAAGACTTAAAATCATATTCGTCTTTCTTTTCCACCGGGGGAGCACCTGTTTTTGCTGGAGGTGTCTCCGTTGAAGATGTCTCCACTGGGGGTGTCTCCGCTGATGAATCTTTTGACTCACCAACCTTTTTATTTTCTTCCATTTTTTCTTCAAGTCCCTTCATAAAAAGACTCTTTTCGTTTTCTTCCATTTTCTTCTTTTTTTTACAAAGTTAATAATTTTTTCTTACACAGCACTTTGTACTGGTTGCTGCGCTTGTTGCTGAGCCTGTTGTTTAGCCTCTACACTGGCTATTCCAGCCTCCCATCCTTTCTCCGTTAACATTCTTTTAAGCTCCCTGGAAGCACCCTTATCCTCTGCCAAATCCTTAAAGTAAGCCTTATAAGCTTCAAGCTTAATCTCCTCATTTGTTTCGTGGGTCTTCTGATCTTTCTCTAACTTCACTTTAAGAGACGCCGTCTCTTTCTGTCCTTTCTGATCTAACAACATATTCTCTTTCTGTACCTGTAGCTGTTGCTTTCTTTTCTTTTGAATCTTCATAGCTATAAAGACCTGTATCAACCCTAAGCTTGTACCGGCGCTTATCATTCTCTGGATAGCAAACACATCATCAGTGTCTATCATAGACACACCGTCTTTCCCCGGTGCCATAGCCGCAGCCAAGGTCTCTTTAATTTCCCCTATCTCCTGCTGCGTGGGGAGTGAGTCAACATAAATACCATAGCCGAACAAAGGCATCTTTGAAGCTATCTTGATAGCATTCCATAGAGTCTTGCCTATTACCCTTTCGTAATACTGGTCACCCTTCTTGTGTTTAGAAACCACCTGTAAGCGTAAAGCACAGCTCTTTATAGTGTTGGTATAAAGAGCTTTGTAAGCTAAGACAAAAGTCTTCAAAGTATTGTGCGTAGCTGAAACAGCCAGCTTGTCCTGTCCTAAGCCCGACTCAGGATTAGGAGAGCTTGCAGCCACCACCTCATTGACACCGCTTATCTCCCTTATCAAAGAAAGAGATATATCAAAATCATTCATAACGGTTCGTATAGCATCAACACCATAGCTTCCCTTAACCTCCTGTATTGGCTTACCGGCATTAGGGTTGTTGTAACTTCCTTTATGTGTGGTGGCTTTGTATATCAGCCTGTCGGTCTGAGTAAACATTTTAAGAATCTCTAAAGGCATCATTTTCTTGCCTCCCAGCTCCATGTTTTTCAAAGCCGTCCACTCGATAGCTATGCCGTTGTTAGTTCCCCTTGCTTTTAGGTCTTGGTATCGTATCCATGTCAGGGCGATAGAATCTATTAAGGGAACTATTCTTCTTGACCGTGAAATCCCAGGAATCTGGTATAAATTGTAAGACGAATCAGCATCCCATTTACCAGGACGCTTCATGTCGTCCACCAAGCCATAATCCCACACAAACTCAGATCCTATAAGCCAGGTGGCTTTTCTCCATACCTTTAAATTAACCGTTTTAGTTTTCTTTTTATCCGTATCATAATTTCGTGAAGGAATATCAATAACACTACCATCACCCAAGGTTGTTTTACGCGGCTTTTCTGTAAAGGTAAAGCTGCCCCCATCTTTTCGGGTTATCTTGGTTCTGTTGTAAACGTCCGTCGTTAACATCTCACACTCCAGTACCGGTGCTAAAATATCATCATAGGCATACCTGTTCTGCTCATCTGAGGTTTTCCACCCGTCACCACTTAAAATATCATTATACTGCGAAAAACTATGACTATCTTTATGGTCAAACAGGTAGTTTTGAATATCCTCTTCCTCCATACCAAACTCACGCAAATCTTGCGGGGTGTAATAAACTAAATATCCAAAAGCCGTAGCCTTCTTAAACGTCTTATCTTTTCTTCCTCCACCACCAATCACAATAAGTTTTGCAGGATCACGGTATTCATATTTTACAGCCTGAGTTAAAGGATCTACAACGTCCTTAGTGCAGGCCACGTTATTATCATAAAGGTCTTCGCGTACGCTCCTGGACACTTCTGTTTCTTCCGAGATCTTTTCGGTAGACTTAAGTAGTTGCTCCATAGCTATTTCCACTGGCAGCTTAAAACCGGACATCTGTTCAAACAGCTCCAGTTCATGTTTTGACTCCGGAACAAAATCTGACTTCTGTACAGGCATACCTGTAATCCTCGCTGTTCGTTCTATAAGCCCCCCAGTACCGCCATGTTCTTTTTCAAACCATAGTTTCCATTTTAAATTCTCCCTGTCAACACCTGAATTCTCATCCAACGCCGTTACATTAGGATCGTACTGGTACTCTTCTGTAGCACCAATAACAACATCGCGGAATTTGGGAGCCACGGTAAGAATGTCGTTAAAGTTTATATTGGTATAAGCTTTTCGCCTGCCTTGCTCTCCGCGTCCTTGAGGTCGTTTACCTAAAATATACGTTTTATACTTCTCAGGACTTTGTGTGCCCTCAGAATATTTGCGATTTTCCTCAAACTGGTCTCTTATATTAGGGTCTATCCAGCTAAGGCCATTAAGCTCTCCTGAATAAATGTACTCAGCATATTGAAGATGCCACTTTTCGTCTTTTGAATCAGGATGAATGTCATTAGAGGGTCTTTGATACCTATTTTTTTTATATTTTTCGTCAATATACATCGAATATATTTTTATTACAAAGTTACTAATTTTTAGTCAACATCGAATATCTCAATAAATTCATCTAACTCTACAACATCTTTAGTTTGATTTAAAACCTGCGCATAACCGCTTCTCTGGCTTATCAAACATCCCCCACCGGCTGTAAAGAGGTCATGGTCTGTCATATATTCTATGCCTTTTATTTTTTTAACTTGCTTAACTAAATCAATGTGTCGCTCCCTGTGGAAGTGATGCTCTATGTAAGTTTTCCATGAATTAAAAATTGCCTGCTTGGTAATAGCATTAGAAGTAAACCCGGGCTTGTCTTTTATTTTATTAGTGGCTTCGTCTACGTCATGCTTTAAAAATCCCTGGTGGTTTCTTTTATGAAGATGCTTATACAATGTATCTACGTTGGTCTCAGGGTAAAACAGCCCCCCCCAGTAAATCATTGTCATAAGGCAGTCCTCGGCAAATTCATCATCATCATCAGGACGGTGTTCATATGTACACACAAACCTATGTGATATTAATTTGTCCAGCTCTACATCTAAGGGATCTATGTTATAGTCTCTTTCCCAGAATACGGCAAGACCTCCATATGATTGCCTTGATTTATCACCACGCTTTTCAGCCGTTGCCTTATCTAAAAATTGATATGGGTCACCTGAACCAGTGTATCTCTCTGGAAACTCCGGCTGGTAATACCCGTCCATAAGTATTTTGCGGTTGCTTTGAAACGCTAACAAAACTTTAGACACTTTCCATCTGCCGTTTTTTTCAGGGAACCACCGCACCTCTCCCTCTACGTTGTTCTTCATAAAACCCATAGAGATATACTCGGCAGAAGATAGTGGCTGCGATTGCCCCGGTATCACCCATTTATAATTTCCCGAAATAGTTCCCTTTTCCGGATCTTTGCCGTCCCTGCGCAACCTGTATAATGCCTGGTTTATCTTTTCAATATTAAAGCCGGTGTCTCCACTCGTTATCCTAAAGCAATCTGCATAACAACACGGATACAACTCTATCCATGAACGGTACTTACGCATAGACTCCATTGAGCCGTCTTTCAATAACATAGCAGAACGACTCTCAATAAACTCTTTAGACCCTATTTTTCTCCTTATGTGCTTAGCCTGTTCTTCTGTCGGCGTATCTATAACAGACTCTCCATAGGGTCCGATAAAATTCTCAAGCCCATCCCACGCAGGGAAGAAGATTCTGCCAATACCGGAAACAGTTTGCCCTGTGGCAGAATTCCTTTTATAGTAGTTTGACGCTTCGCTGAGGATATAATAATCTTCACCCCCGCCCTCTTTCATGTCTGCTACCGTAGAAGGGAACATTGCAATCCCGTGAATAGACGATCCACCTCCTTGACTTAAGGTCTCTTTCACTACATCCCACCTTGGGTTTATTTTCTCTAAAAGAGTTTTACCGGCTTCCTCGCATAAATGGATATACTGTTTTTTACCGTCATAAAACTTTCTGTTAGCCGTTGTTGCAAAAGTAACCTTGCTTCCCAACTCAGGCTTAAACCTACTGGCAGGATTTAACATATTAAGGCTTTTTGCAGGTGACGAAGTGCCACTCCAAATAGGCCTTAAAAAGAAAGGCATCTCTTTCCATGACGGAACAAGTTTTTCCTTAAAGTGTTCACCGGCATTGTCTTCATCAAAGCTCTGTATACCCCCTAAGACTTTTAAAAGCGAAGTAACAATATCATAAAGAATACAAAGACATTTGTGAGTAGCACCATCCCTGCGGTGCTTTGGATACATAAAACCAAAGAAAGTTCTGAAAAACATATCCACCATCTCGTAGTTTCCGTCTTTATCAGGAATAGCATTGCCGTCCTCATCAAGGTTTTTAAAACTCATAGTAGTTGTGGCGAAGTGCCTGGCTGCGTGATAGAACCTGCGATCCCTATCCCGGTACTCGGGTGTAGACACGTCTCCCATATCCCACGAAGTACAATACCTGTAATGCCAGCCATCCACGTAGACAGGCTTTCCGTTGATATAACACCAGTAACCGTATTCGTTGTGATAGATTTGTTTTTTTATCCATTCTATCTCTTCGGCATACTTTCTCTTATTTTCGTTTAGCTTATCCCATATGCCATCAATTATCTTCTGGTCACTTATTTTATCTGATTTTCTTGCAATCTTTTTTATTTCAAGTTCACGGAAAACCTGTGCTTTTAACTTTCCCAACAAGGGAGGCTCTTTGTCAGGTGCGAAATACTGGTTTTTAGCCAATAGCCCGTAGCCGTCTATATATTTTCTTTCAGGAGGCTTGGGGAGGTAAACTTTTACCGGGGTAACATCAACATCGTTGTCGTTAAAAACAAAATACTTATCAGCGGAGGTATATGATTGTAAAGCCGCTTTATGCGCCCGGGCTTGCTTCATCTTTATATTTTTCAAATGGAACCTTGTAGCTTTTGCCGTAGGGCTCAATATCAACTAACTTTTTTTTGAACTTTCTTTTTCTTGCAAGGTCTTCAGGGCGCAGCTCCAGCTCATCGTCCTCTATGTCATCCAACAGGTCTGCCACAAGCATCTTGCTGGAATCATCTACCAAGATAGTATTGATAATATGATCTATGTCTTCGCCAAAGTTGTTTATGTTCGTCCTGATTTTAGCCTTATCTCCAGAATCAGGTTCCATTAAAGACTCTAACTCGTTATAATAAGTCTTTTGATATACCGCAAGTTTGGCAAATAATGTTTGGCGCAACATCTTACACCAGCAAATTATCATCCTGTTAACATCTGGATTTTCACCATTCATAACCTGCTGGTAACCCTTCTTTATAGAGCCGTTTTGGTTTTTATCAAACCCTGCCAGCTTTGCAGCCTCAACTTCTCTTCGAAGAAAATTGTCTATCACTATCAGCGGGGTCTTCTCCTGATATAGGTAACCTATGTAACGAATAATCTTTCCTATCTTTAGCTGCGGATCCAGCTTAACACGAAACTCCGGATATATTGATAGACAAGGAAAGTATTCTAAGGGGTTTACATTCTTAGGCATTAGGTCAACCCTTAATGTTAACCCTCCAAATTCTTTTGTTGTAAATTCCATAATATTTTTTTATTCTTCCACCACAAAGTTACTAAAATAAATAGAAAACCCCCACCTATTAGGATGAGGGCTTAACTAAAATTAGAAATTATGAAAGTATGTAACCAAAGTTACCGTAGTGAATTGTAGTATATTGCCAGTCCTTCCGGTATTACAGTACCGGTTAAAAATCCCAAGTCTTGATTTGGAGCACTTGTTTCATCAGCATCAACAACAGTAAAAGTTGTGTTGGTTCTTCCTAAATCAAGAAGCTTAGCCCATCCTGTTTTTGCGATTGCCAAACTTAAATCATAAAGATAAGCGGTGATATAATTCTCAACAGCCTTATCTCTAAACATATAATCTTCATAAAGCATAATAACATAAACGGAATCCGTACTTGGAGTTACTGTCCAATTTACAGATATGGTAGCCGTTACCGTGCCACCGTCATAATCACTTATATACCTGTACTGTCCTGCGCCCGTTCCTGAAACTATGCCTACATAAAAAGCATTAAATTTATCATCAACGGCACTTGCTCCGGCAGCTAATACGATAGTGCCCGCAGCACTTGCCTGTGCTGTTCCTGTATAAGTTGCAGCAGGATAATAAGGATAAGTGTAATCAGTGATGTGTTGTATTGCAAGAGGAGGCGTTACTGTTTCGTAAATATCTTCCCATGCTGTCCAAGCTGCTCCTTTGAGTAAGTAAGTCTTACCGTATGATGCAAGGTCTGCCGATATAGCATACGTAGTCGTGGCATCAGGGTTAGTACCCCATGCAGCATCCACCGTGGCCTGTAATGTAGATCCAACATAGCCTGTAATCCTTCGTGCCTGGTTTGAACCTGTCCCCGTAAGGGTTAAAATATACATCCTGTTATAGTAGTTATTTACAGCTGAGCTGCCTACAGCTAAATCAACAGTAATATTTGCTCCTGCTGTTGCTGTACCTGTTTCTTCTGCTGCTGCCGTTACTTTAGCTTCTAATGCAACAAAATCACTTTCAGCTATGTCACCAAGTACGCCAACGGCTGTTACACCTGTTACCGTAGTATCAAAATCAGTTGTTACGGTAAGAGCAATTGTAGCTGTCTTATCTGAGTCAACCTTCATTTCATAAGCGTTTGCCGCTGCTCCTGAACCTGCCGGTGCTGATATTGTAACAACTCCTAATGCAGCTGCAGCTGAATATCCGTGATAATCTGTTCCAGCATTAATTGAATCTCTCAACAATACTGCATCTGCTGTTACAGAAGCTCCGCCTGACGTATAAGATCCAAGTGGAATGTCGTCTCCACCTTCGTCAACTTTACACCACGCAATTTCATCTGCTGCAAATCCGGTTATTGTTAATATAGCTGTTCCAACAACTTCTTCAACGCGAAGAGATCCAATACAACTGTAAATTTTTGAGTATGCGGCTGCTACAAGATTAGTTACATACGTGTTAATCGTTGATACAGTCTCATCCTTTGTATCATGTAAGGTTGCTGTAGGAACACTGTTTAGTGTTACTGCTGCTGCTGCGACTGAGGCCCATCTGCTCGAATCGTAGATTAATAAATTTGCCATTGTTATATTTTTTTAATTATTAATAAAACGTTGGTACAAAGTTAATAAATTTTTTTAACATAACTTTCTTTTCTTTTTTGGCGCAACTTTTTTCTTTTCTTTTAAAAAGTTTATTTAACAAAGTTTCCGATTTTTTCTTTTTGTTCTTTTTCTTTTTTTTTTTTATTTAAAAGAAGAATTAAGTATTTCATTATCAATATCAATTGTATTTTCAATTGCACTTGCATTTTCATTTTCATTTTCAGAGATCGCTTCAACTTTCGCTTTAGCGTTTACTTTAGGGGTCGCTTTAATATTCGCTTTAGCGTTTATTGTAGGGATAGCTTCAATATTCGCTTTAGCGGAATTACTTTCTCTA